GAATTAACTGCTATTTTGAAGAGTGCCTTAGCTAAGGAAACTAATCAACTTGATGCAGCGGAAACCGGTCAACTACTTAATGACACAGCATCAATTTTGACGAATTGCAAACCAGATTTATTGTTTGACATTACATCGCAGTTTGTAAAGCGACAAGCTGCTTGGTGTGCTATCATTGACAACGTTAATGACATTGAAAAAGATCCTGATGCCACTGTTGACAAATGTTTGACACGGCTTAATGCCGTTCAAACGTTGGAGTTGACGCCGTCGAGTTGCGGATTTGACTACTTCAATGAAGAAGACTACAATGAGCACTATGCATTATTATTGAATCCTGACAAGAAAATTTCTACCGGATGGGACACGTTGGATATGTTCACACACGGTGGTGTGCTAGCAGATGGTAAATCATTGTATTTATTCATCGGACAAGCCGGTTTAGGTAAATCATTGTTTTTGTCAAATTTAGCAGTCAACTTCTTGAAGCAAGAAAAGACAGTAGTTGTCATATCATTGGAAATGAGTCAGCATGTTTATGGTCAGAGATTTGACGCACATATATCTGGTGTTGACATCAATCAGCTGAATGACAATGAAAATGCAGTCAAAGCTAGAATCAACCGCTTCAAGGAAATGTACCCTAAAGCAAGATTGTTTATCAAAGAGTTTCCACCTAGAACAATCAACACAGCTCACATTGACCGGTATCTGACAGAGTTAGTTACAGTAAAAGGTATAAAGATCGACGTATTGATAGTTGACTATTTGAATCTAGTTCTTCCAACATCAAACACCGGCGACAACATGTACAAAGATGGGCTGGATGTATCTGAGAAGCTTCGTGCATTGTCTTACAAATATAATATGCCGGTTGTCACTGCTTGCCAAGTTAACACGGCAGGAATGAACAACGACCACGTTGGTATGGAAAACATAGCAGAATCCCGGGGGATAGCACACACTGCAGATTTCATTGTAGGTTTGTTTCAAACTGATCAAGATAGAAACAACTCTCAGATATCTACACGAATTCTTAAGAATCGACTCGGTGGTGAAGTAGGGAAAACCATTCCATTCAAACTGAATGCGTCAACACTAGTGTTGACAGACATCGGATCTGCTGTTAGAACAACGACCCCGCAAACTGAAATAATTGCAACTGATGCATTGTTAGATGATATTTTTGCTAGTTGATGCGTGTTTTCGCTGAATGAAGTAGTAAATACTATTATGACACTTCAAGATATACAAACACAAATTCAGGCAATCATTGACAAATACCCTAAAACGTATGTTACAGTACTGCAGCATACACAGCGGCATCTGTTAGATCTTATGTGTGAAAATTTGCCTGTGGTTTTTAAAGATGATAGATTTTCTAATCGTGCTAAAGTTTACTACTTTATGAACAACATCACAGAGCCTCGTCGCTGTAGTATATGCAATAACATCATATATAAGCTTGATGCGCAGGCTTGTTCTAATAAATGTGCACAGCAACTACCATCAGTAAGAGATAAAATTAGACAAACTAATATATTGAAAACTGGCACAGCAAATGGCCACAGTAAATCGGTTGTGCAGCGTATGCGTAAAAATGCTATTAAAAAGTATGGCGTTGCACATCATACGCAAAGTGCAGACTTTCAGCATAAACTAAAGCAGCAGAATGTTGAAAAATATGGTGTAGAACATACATTTCAGCGTGCAGATGTCAAAGAAAAAATTAAAGATACTTGGCTTGAAACGTATGGTGTAGAAAATCCATTTAAGGCAGACGTAGTTAAACAACAAATTAAAGCTACAATGCTTGACAGATACGGCGTAGCACATCCGTTGCAAGCTAAGAAGTTTCGTGACAAAGCTAAAGTTACATGTATGTCACGATATGGCGTAGAAAATGCCGCACAGGCTGAACATACTAAAGAAAAAGCTAAACAAACGTGTCTAGAAAAATATGGTGTTGAATACACAGGTCAAGCTGATATTAAAAAACAACGCACAGCAGAGACAAATTTAGAACGATATGGTTCGACAACGTATGCAGCATCTAATACGGCCGCTGAACGAAATCACTTAAATTTTTACAATCGAATCATTAAAGCAAATAGTCAAGTTGCTGCTAAGTTTGATGAAGCTGAACTTGATATTAAACATTTGACAACTAAAACATTACTATGGCATTGTAACGAGTGCAACACTGATTTTAGCGCGCCGATAAATTACAACTGGTGGCGATATCATGGCCATACAGCATATGCTAGATGTCCGTCGTGCTATCCACATTTAAATGTTGTAGTATCTAATGGCGAGATTGAATTATTCAATTTCATTAAATCACTTAGTGATGACGCTGTGCAATCAGATAGAACAACAATCGCGCCGAGTGAACTTGATATCTTTGTGCCATCAAAACAGCTTGCATTCGAATTTGATGGTCTATATTGGCACAGTGATGATGTTAAACCAGATAAAAACTATCATTTAAACAAGACACTTGCTTGCGAAAACCGAGGAATTCATTTGATACATGTGTTTGAAAATGATTGGTTGTACAAGCAGGATATTGTTAAATCACGCATTATGTCGATGTTTAATTGTAATACAATAACTATAGGTGCACGTAAATGTACTATTGTTGAATTGTCTGCCGATGAAACTAGAAACTTTTTAGATGCAAATCATTTACAAGGTGCAACTAATGCAAAAGTTAGACTGGGTTTGCTGTTCAATAATGAAATAGTTTCAGTTATGACATTCTCTAAACCGAGATTTTCTAAGAAATATGATTGGGAATTGGTTCGGTTTTGTAGTAAGCTAAATTATCAGATATCCGGTGGTGCTAGCAAATTACTAAAATATTTTGAATGCAAATACAAGCCAACTAGCATTGTTAGTTATGCTGATCGTAGATGGAGTTGGCTGACTAACGTGATATATTCTCAATTGGGATTCACATATAGTCATGCATCAAGTCCTGACTATTGGTATTGGCGCAATGATGAATTTTATCATCGTTTAACTTGCCAAAAACATAAATTAGCTACTAAACTAGAAAACTTTGACAAGTCAATCACAGAAGCCGAAAATATGTATGCTAATGGTTTTAAACGAATATTTGACTGCGGCAATTTAATATTTGTCAAATCGGCGTATAATTAAATATTAATTTAAACATATTATGGCATATTCCGGATCTTTAGTATCATTAAACATATTTTCAATGGACGACGCTGATTATTTAAACGAAGATATCTACGCGTACATTAAAACAGCGGTCTTTAATTCTAAAGCAGACACTGATTTAGTTACAAAAGACATATTAAATTTTGTTAGTAATGCTGAGGCAGTAGATGCTGCTAAAACAAAATTAAATATGAATGACTATGAGTTGATAGCGTTTGTCGTAAAATATTTTAACGAGCATGCGACGGTTAAGTATCATCCACTAACTCTTGCTAAGCAAATTAAAAAGCAACTGAATAAATGACGGCGCTTGAACTATTAGTAACTAAGCTTTCTAAGACACAATTTAATTCGCTAGACGACTATATTAATTTAATTAATCGAGTTAATGTTATAAAGAAAAATAAGGTGTCTATCAATGCAGAATTGAACATCGATAGTGTCATGAAAAATTATCGGATAGTCGCTAATAGAAGAAATAAGAAATTAGCGGCATTGTTGAGAGACCTGTATGACATGTTTGTTGATTTGAATTCACAAGACATATTTGCTAAGTACATAATCTGGTGGACATATACAATTCACAAAGACAAATGGTTGCAAAAATACAAGCAAACAGACATTTTAAATGATACATTGATGAACAGCTTCATTGAATGGTTAGAAATATATGTTAACAACATAAAGGTGTTGACTGAGTTCAATAAATCTTGCAAGTTCATTAGTAGTGGCTGTAATAAAAACACGGACGCCGAAGATGTTATAGCTGATCTTATTAAGCGAGATAAATTGTCAGTAGCTTATATGACCGGCGGACTTTCGCCGTATGCATTAGCTACTATTCCAAACAGTATAGTGAAAACATTCAACTTCAAGAATTCACCGTTTAGCCAGCAGCTTTTTACTATGATTGACAATAGTAGAGAGTATTTGCTAGGCATAGTAAATCAAGCCTGTGAAAATGTAATCAAAACACCGGTTGATTTTATTTTATATGTCAACACCATTTTTCGTTATAAAGACGTATAAATATATATGTGGACACTAACGTTCACACAATAAAAACAGATATTAGCAATAAGATATAAAAGAAAGAAATAAAATTATGTGTACATTCGTAGAACAAAAGTTGACATTCAACACTGCAACAGAAGAAAAGCCGGTAAATTATGAGATTTATCTAAAGCCTACACCTGAAAAGGAATACTATCGTTTTAGACTTCTCTGGTTTAATGATAGCTCAGATCGCAAGACGCCGTTTGTCGAACGCTTTATACATTCTGTTTGGGTTGAGGAAGGTGACAAGCGTTTCACTTATGATGTAATTTGCCCAACTACGCCGTATGTCAAGAAGACGTGGGCCGGAAATGCGTATGATGATTGTCCTATTTGTAGATTTGCAAATAACAACTTTATCATGCTAAAGGAGTCTAATTTTAAGGATACCGTCGCACGCGAAAAGCACAAGACATTTAAGCGTCGTTTCCAAGCCGTAATTCCTGTATATGTCGTCTCTGATCCGGTCTATGATGCAAACAATGGCAAATTCAAAGTATTCACAATCGCTGACAAAGAGATCTTTGAGAAGTTCAAGGCTCTAGTCATTGAACGAAACAACAACCATAAGATTTTCAATAGTGAAAACGCACTTGATTTTCTTGTTAGAGTTGACAATGTCGAGAAGGTATTAGGCGAAGGTACCGAACGTGAGCTTCGTTATAATAAGAAGGAAATCGTTCAGATGGGATTTTCTTCGAAACCGTATGACATTCCTGCAATTACAAAAACCGCAATTGATCAGTTCCCGTTTGCATCTTTGTACTACTACAATCCTACACTTGATGATCTGAAGTCTTTCTACAAGGATCATTGTCTACACGCAGTCAATGATGATGTCGATGACACAGCGATTGCAGATATTGCATCAACACCTAAGACAGAACCAGAGGCTGTTAAGCCTAAGGCTACAACCAAGGTTAATCCTAAGTCTGCTGAAAAGATTAAGCCGACAGACACTCCTCCACCGGTTGATGAAGACTTAGTTGAATCAATAACTACATCTGATGAACCTGAAGTAGATGCGCCTGTTGAAAAGTCAACTGATAACTCAATTAATATTGATGATCTATTGAATGACATTGGTTTTTAACAGTAATCAGTAAGTTAAATTACTACAGTATGCTATTAGGATATCCTAATA